AGATTGTAGCACAACCTAATAACAGAGTGCGAGTAACTAATCCAGCTCTATGGGTTACAGGTACGGGTGCTCCAGATTTTATACCAAGTCAATATGAATTTAGTGCAGAAGAAGATGAGTCGTATATGGACCCGTCCTACACATTCGACAATTTATATTCTGATGATACTACAGACAAGTAATAATAAAATAATATTATCGGATGTTGTATTTGATCGTAAATATAACTACAAAGAGTTACAGCGTAATGATGAGGAGATACGTACTTACTCAGTAAAAGATATAAAAGTTCCTAGTGTTACTACTATTTTATCAGCAACACAAAGCAAAGAAAAACAACAAGCTTTACAACAGTGGAGAGAAAGAGTAGGCAAGGATGAAGCCTCACGGATCACGAAACAAGCCTCTACTCGTGGTACAGAAATGCATTATGTATTAGAACAGTATTTAAATGGTGTAGGGTATTTAAATTTGTCTGAAAAAGGAGAGCTAGCCAGAACTATGGCTCACACAGTTATAAATAATATGAGTGACATCAATATTATTTATGGAACAGAGGTTAACTTGGAATACAAACAAAAGTGGGCTGGCACTTGTGATTTAGTTTGTGAGTCTAATGGTGTATTGACATTAGGCGATTTTAAACAATCTAATAAACCAAAAAGAGAAGAATGGATAACAGATTATTATTATCAAATTGCAGCATACGCTTTAGCTCACGATTTGCATTTTGGTGAAATTCAAAGAGGTTTAATATTAATATGCACCCCGCAATTAGTATTTCAAAAATTTATTATGGGTAAAGATTTGTTAGATGAATATAAAGATCGATGGTTGGCTAGAGTGGAAAAATATTACTATAACATAGAGTCTTATAATAGACTAAATTTCTAACACGTCTTCTCCTAAAGTCTGTGCTGATATTTTTAACTTATTACTTAAAGCGTGCAATACAAATTTATCTATTGTTTTATCGCAAATTAAATTCACATAATTTACCCGATGTGTTTGCCCTTTTCTATGTGCTCTGTCTTCTGATTGTACTCGTTCTTCTAAATTGAAATTGTTACTAAAATATATTACTGTATTGGCGGCAGTCAACGTCAGACCTCTACCTGCTGTGGCAGGATTACCTACAAAGAACTGCACGTTAGAATCATTTTGAAAAGCATGAACATTGTTGTGTCTATTTTCAACAGTGATATCTCCATAGTATAATACAGTAGATTCTTCTCCATACTTTTCTTTTAAACTTTTTTCTATTTGTTTTATGTTATGTATATAGTTTGCAAAAATGATTACCTTACCATCAGTTTCATCTAATACATTTTGTAGCTCTGGTATTTTATTACAAGGTATGTCTTGTATAGTTTGATCATCAGTTACTAAAAAACCATTTGCTACTTGATGTAATTTTATTATCTCTGTAAGTTTGTTTGCATAAGTAGCCTCTTTGTCTCCAAGTATAGCTCTAGCATAATCTTTTAGGTGCCCATAAATTTGAGCTTGCTCTTTGGTCATAGGTATCAATCTAGTGTGATATATTTTTTCTGGTAAATCTAAACAATCTTTTTTTAACGCTCTATAACTAAACTCTTGTAACATCGGTTTCAGTTTATCTAAATTAAAATATGTTTTAGTTGGTCTTTGTATTACTTTACCACTAGGTGTAGTCATAGGTATCAAATGACAATAAGTAGCTCTGTATACATAATAATTATCTGTACCTAATAACCCTGGACGTAAGAATTCACATTGACTAAATAAATCCAGAGGATTTTTAGTTACAGGAAAACCACTTAATATTCTTTTGTATCTCACGCCCTTGCAAGCTTGTATTACATTTTTAGTTCTTTTTGCTGATCTGTTTTTTATTGTTGTTGATTCGTCTACAATCACACAACCTGTCTTTTCATATTCTTTTATATAAGGTAGTATTTTTTTTATTATACCAGAGTGAGAGAAAGCCTCTACGTTCATTAGATAATAATTTAAATGATCATTTTTAAAAATGAATTTTTTATCTATCTTGTGTC